AACACAGATTGACACTAAGCTTGCGTCAGAAACGGCTACTTCAACTTATGCACCAATTGTTTCCCCAACCTTTAGTGGCACAGTGACACTTCCTGGCACTACAACAATTGGAAATGTGTCCGAAACTGAACTAGGTTATCTAAACGGAGTAACCTCAGCAATTCAAACACAGATTGACTCCAAGTCTTCTACTGTTTCCCCAACATTTACTGGCACGGTAGTTCTTCCGTCCACTACATCTGTTGGAACTGTTAGCTCGTCAGAAATTGCGTTTCTTGATGGAGTAACTTCTGGAATTCAAGCACAGATTGACACTAAGCTTGCGTCAGAAACGGCTACTTCAACTTATGCACCAATTGCTTCCCCAACATTTACTGGCACGGTAGTTCTTCCGTCGACAACATCTGTTGGAACTGTTAGCTCAACTGAACTAGGATATTTAGACGGAGTAACCTCAGCAATTCAAACACAATTAGATGCTAAATATTCTTCAGCATCAGCAGCAACAGATCTTGCCCTAAAGGCTAATTTGGCTTCGCCAGAACTTACTGGTACGCCAACAGCACCTACAGCAGCAGCAGCAACTAATACAACTCAAGTTGCCACAACTGCCTTCGTTAAAACTGCAGTAGATAATGTTATCGCTTCAGCACCTGGAGCATTAGACACTCTTAATGAGTTGGCTACAGCACTTGGCAATGATGCAAACTTCTCTACTACGATTACAAATAGTCTTGCAGCAAAGGCACCACTTGCTTCCCCAACATTTACTGGTACAGTAACGGTTGCAGCAGATGGAGTAGCATTTACAGATGGAACACAGACAAAAGCTGGAATTCCTTCTTTAACAACAATTGGAACAGAAATCTCAGCAGACTACAACCTTTCAACAGGTGGACTAACACTCAGAGATCAGCTAATCCCAATTGCAGGAACTAGAGCAATTACAGTTCCAGCAAATGCAACAACAGCTTACCCAGTAGGTGCTTCAATTGATTTTTATCAGGCATCAGGAACTGGGGCAAACTTTGTTGAAGCATCAGGTGTTACAATATTGCGTACACCAGGATTAAAATTAAGAACAACATTCTCATCAGCAACATTAACTAAAGTAGCAACAAATACTTGGTTACTAGCTGGAGACTTGAGCGCATAATAATATAATGGATAGGAGTTAATAAATGGCAAGCAAAAGAAGAGGTAGAAAATCCTCAGCACAAGATAACTTCTTAGAGCCAAATGCAGTAACTGGTTTAACATCTAGTGATGTTGGAACAGGTAGGTCATACGGAAATGGAGCCGCTTCTTTAAGCTGGTCTTTACCAGCAGCTTCTCCGCCAGCAACTCTTTATACAATTACTACAACTCCTTCTTCATCAACTCAAACAACTTCTAATACATCCTATACATTTACAGGCCTTTCTGGAGGAACTTCTTATACATTTACTGTGGTAGCATCAAATGCTGCTGGATCTTCTTTGCCAACAACAACATCCTCCGCAACTCCAATTACAACTGTCCCTCAAGCACCACAATCGGCTACAGCAACTGCTGGAATTAATCAAAATACAATTAGCTGGACCATTGGAGCAAATGGAGGAAAAGGATTAACTAGACATAATGTCACTGGTAGCGATGGATCCTCTTCAGGAAATTTAAGTGCTGCAGCAACATCAACAGTAATTTCAGATACTGCAGGAACTTCACAAACATATACCATTACAGCAACAAACGATAATGGAACTTCAGATGGAGCAACAACTAGTAATATTACAACATTGGCTCCGTTCTTCCCACCGTTCTTCCCACCGTTCTTCCCACCGTTCTTCCCACCGTTCTTCCCACCATTCTTCCCATTCTTCCCACCATTCTTCCCACCGTTCTTCCCACCGTTCTTCCCATTCTTCCCACCATTCTTCCCACCGTTCTTTCCACCGTTCTTCCCATTCTTCCCACCGTTCTTCCCACCGTTCTTCCCGTTCTTCCCATTCTTCCCATTCTTCCCACCGTTCTTCCCATTCTTCCCATTCTTCCCATTCTTCCCACCGTTCTTCCCATTCTTCCCATTCTTCCCATTCTTCCCACCGTTCTTCCCATTCTTCCCATTCTTCCCATTCTTCCCACCGTTCTTCCCATACTTCCCATTCTTCCCATTCTTCCCACCGTTCTTCCCATACTTCCCATATTTCCCATTCTTCCCACCGTTCTTCCCATACTTCCCATATTTCCCATTCTTCCCACCGTTCTTCCCAGCGTTTGGTAAAGGATATAAATGTATTTATGCAAAATCTAAAGTTCTTACAAACAATGGATATGTAAATGCTGAAGACATTAAGATTGGAGATATTTTAATTACAATTGATCCAAATTACTTAATTAACTCTGACACATTAATTGACGTGTCAATATTAGACAATGTTGAATTTACTGATACAGAAGTTGTTAAGAGCGAAGTAAGCACTAAGCAATTAATTAAGTTCAATGATAGCGAAAGTATATTCTCACTATATCAACCAATATTCATTAAGAATGAAATTGGAATTGGTACCAAAGAACCTAAAGATATAGTTGTAGGAGATATTCTTGTAAATATTGATAGCAACTCTGGAAAGGTTTCATATGTTCCAGTTGAAAAGATTGAAATGCTTGATGAGGCAGATGTTTACGAAATTAGAACAGCCCCACATACTTGCTTCCTAGTAGGAAATTATTTAGTAGTTTCCTAATATGGATTCATACATCTCATCTTGGCTAAAAGATGTCAAGTTTGTAACATTATTTGATGAATTTAATGTTGTAACAGGAATGAATAATGAAATTGACAATGCTTTATACGCCAGGTTATACATATTAAGACAACTAGCCACTCAGCAAAAAGACAAAGGAAATTTTGCTGAGTGCGGTGTTTATGCTGGAATGTCTATGTTTTTTGTAGCTGATCTTTGCACAAATAAATTTGTTGGCGTAGATTCTTTTGAGGGTGTTTCAGAACCTGGAAAATATGATAGTGATTATTTTAAATCTAAAAAATTATCTATAGATATCTCTTTTGCAAAAACATTTTTAAAAAACTTTAATAATATAGACTTATATAAAGGTTGGATTCCAGAGGTGTTTAATATAATTGATGATAAGGAATATTCTTATGTCAATATAGATGTTGATTTATATGACCCCACCAAAAATTCCATAGAATATTTTTGGCCTAAAATAATTAAAGGTGGAGTCCTGATATGTGACGATTATGGATCAGATAAAACCCCAGGGGCAAGAAAAGCAATGAATGATTTTTTTGGAGTAGATAATATTTTAGAATTACCTACTGGACAAGCATTAGTCTATAAGATATAATTTTAGCATGAAAAAGCTTCAATTTTATTGTCAAAATAATGAGGCAAAAATAAACCTTGTACCTGCAAAAAAAATAATACCACAATGGTATAAAGATGAACCAAGCTCATTAACATTAAAGCGTTGCATGCCATTCATAGATGGATTTATGTCTGGATATTACATGATTTTAAAACAAGATATAGATTTAAATAATAATTTAGACGTTGTTGGATTTCGTGAAAATTTTACTATTGGGAATATGCCAATACCATTTAATCACGACAATAAACAATTTTTATGGAAAATTCCGTACATAATAAAAACTCCTAAAGATTACAGTGTATTGATTTGCCATCCATTAAATAGAAATGATTTGCCATTTACAACTTTATCGGCTATTGTAGATTCAGATTCTATAATGCCAGCGGGGGACATTCCTTTTTTTATAAGGAAAGGTTTTGACGGTATAATTAAAGCTGGAACACCTATATTTCAAATAATTCCTTTTATGAGAGAACAATGGACAATGGAATTAAATGAAAATCTTTTAGAAGAATGTGATGCTAGAAACAATAAGTATAAAGAAGATATGTTTTATAAAAAATATTATTGGGACAGAAAGCAATATGAATAATTACATTATTAAAGCAGTTCAAATTGATGTTAACGGACTCTGTAATGCTGGATGCTGGTTTTGTCCAGTTTCTTATGCTGGTAATCCTAAATCAGCAATAAGAGATATGCAGATATCTGAATTAGATAATATATTTAAACAGTTAGTGGAAGGCAAAGGAGACTTTGTAGATCCAGAACTAAACCTAGCGTATTCTGCAAATTATAATGAAGTTTTGCTCTATAAACACTTTGAAGAAATGTTACAGATTTATAGAAAATATGGATTTAAAACAAATATTTTAACAAATGGAGTAGCTCTTACTCCTAAAAAAATTGATTTGATTATAGAGTATCAAGACGTAGTTAATGGTATACTATTAAACATACCCGCATCTGAACCAGAAAGATGGTCTAGGTATGTCAATATGAATATAAAACTTTTTGATAAAGTTGTTTCTAACGTTAAATATTTAAATGAAAAAAGAAATGTTGGACTATTTAAACCTTATGTTCATCTCATGATAAATGGAATAAATAATTCATCTCTAACAAAAAATGGCGGATGGCTAGATGTTTTAAGCAATGCTCCAAAAATAGATCTGGATAATCATAACGGAGAACTAGCAAAAGATGCAGAACAATTTAAAATAATGTTTCCAGGCCTAGACATGAGTACTTCTTATCATTTATATGATAGAGCTGGACATTTAGAAAAATATGGAATAATTACACAAAAATTTGCTATTGATAAATATTTAAAAGCGGGCAATAGAAAAGTAATAGGATGCAATGGCGGAATAGAGATAAGAAGTAGGACAAATGAATGGGTACACATAAATCCAAATGGAGATTTATTTATTTGCTGTGCAGATTATGATTTTAAAACTATATATGGGAATATAAATAGCACCAGCTTAAAAGATATTTGGCATAGTAAAGAAAGGTCTGATAAGATAACTGAATCATATTCAGATATGTGTACAAAATGTTCAGCAGCGATATGGGGATAAAATGACAGGGTTTAGTACAAAGTGCATACATTCTGGAAGGCCAGATAGGCGTCCAGACGGACCATTCAATACACCAATATCTCTTAATTCTACATATTATGCTGGAGGAGATATTGGCTATGCAAGATATGGAAATGACAATTGTAAAGATTTAGAGGATGCAATATCATCTTTAGAGGGCGGTAAAACATTAGCTTTTAGTTCTGGCATGTCTGCTGTAAGTTCTATTTTATCAACAATACCAGTTGGAGGAATTGTGGTTGCGTCAAACCAAGGGTATGCTGGAGTAAATGCCACATTAAAAAAATTAAATGATGAAAATAAAATAATTTCAAGATTTGTAGATATAGCAAACACAAAAGAGGTCATAGAAAAACTTGAGGGAGCCTACATGCTATGGATAGAATCTCCTACAAATCCTATGTTAGATGTTGCGGAGTTGAAAACTTTAATCGATTATGCTATGCAGCACAATATTCTTGTTGTGGTAGACAATACATTTGCAACTCCAATTAATCAGCAACCACTTAAATTAGGTGCAGATATTTCCTTACACTCTGTTACAAAATATTTATCTGGGCACAGTGACGTGTTGATCGGATCCGTGTCTACAAACAACGACAATCTTTTTGATAAAATAGAATTTGAAAGAAAAATAAATGGAACTATAGCAGCACCATTTGAATCTTGGTTGTCTTTACGAGGAATAAGAACTTTTCCTTTAAGGTTTAAAAAATCTGAGAATAATGCAAGAGGATTGTTTTGGCTATTAAATAACCATCCCCAAATTACTAAGGTGTATTATCCTGGCTTTGGGGGAGTCATATCTTTTGAAATTAATGCAACAGAAAACGAAGTTGATGAAATATGCTATTCTTCAAAATTAATAGGGTATGCTACAAGTCTTGGAAGCGTAGAGTCTTTATGGGAAAGAAGAAGGCGTTGGCCCCTAGAAAGCGTTTTAGTTCCCAATAATCTGGTTAGATTATCCGTAGGATGCGAAGACTTAGACGATATATGGTATGACATTAAATATTCTATAGAAAAGGTGCTTGGATAAATGTGCTGGATGTGCGGCTGTGCCGACCATGTTGGATTAGGGAATGATAGGGTCCCAGAACCAATTGACAATAAAGAGGAAAGTGATATAATTAATACATGAAAATTTGCGTAGTATCATTAAATATGTGTCGAGGAGAAGAGATTGCGTCTTTTCTTTCTCTTAAAAATATAAAAAGTGAATATCTTTTTTCTGGAACAGGCTATCAAGGACGTAAAGGTAAGTATCAAGAAAACGTAAACGGAGCAAAAGAGTATTTAGACTCTAAATATGAAAACGTAGACGCTTTTATTGAGTTTCCATTCTCTTTTATACATCAAGATGTTTTTGAAAAAGATAATAACACTAAGTTTATTTTTATTGACATAAGCAAAGAAGATTGGCTTGCAAAAATGAATAAAACAAAAAATCTTTTTCCACATGACGACGATTATTTATTTGAAGAATTATATTGCAATTTTTATGAGGCAACAGGAAAGACTAATATGCTTGATTTAACAGATGAAGATCTTTCTAAAATATACGACTTACATGTTGCCAGCGTCAACAATAGTTTGTTAAACAATCCTAACTTTATTAAAATTGATTACGACGACGTAGATTTAATAAATAAAATTAGTGAATTTTTAAATATATAATATTGACACAAGTTTTTTAATATGTTATTATTGTTACCTTCTTATTACTAGAAAGGTAATTAATTGTGGATGAACTAAGCAAACCATTAAAAACATTTCAAGCTAACTCTATTGTGTTCACGAATCTTGTTCGTGGATTTGTTTGGAATACCGAATCAGTTTTGATGAGACAATCTAGAATTGTATATAAGGATATTTATCAAGATTCAGAAGCGGCAGTAGATGAAACTTCTAATTGGTTGAGAAAATTAAATATAGAAGCACTGTATACTTTAGAACAATACTCCGAATACCAAACTTTGGGCAATGTTAAGCCAGACACTTATTGCGGAGTTGAAATGGCTATTCATTTAGTCCCAATAAATAAAAAAATGATTCAAGAATTAAAAGCATTAATATCTAATGCAATTCGTTTTGGAGAGCACGGACTTGTTCAATATTTGTCCCAAAGATTATCTAAGCATCAAGAATGGAACTGGTTCCTGGAGTCTAGTTTAAAATTGCCTCCCAATCCTTGGAAGTCCTTAAAAGACTAAAGTGTATTTAGACACTACCACCACAAGCATCTGCTTTGATGATGTACTACTTGTTCCTAAAAAATCAAGCGTTGTTAGTAGATCAAATGTTGATCTAAAAACAAAATTGGGAAACCCAAATAATCCAGACGCACACATCAATCTAGACATTCCGTTTTTATTAGCACCGATGGATTTTATAAGTACTAATAAAATGATTTATAAAATAATAAATAAAGGCGGAATGGGATTTATAAATAGGTGGCAAAAATCTGCAAATAGATTTAGTCAGCTAAACGAATTGTCTAGAATGTTACCATCAAATAATAAATTAGGATTTTCTATAAATATTGAAGAGGCAAATAATCCTGAATTTATTAATAGCATTTTATCTCATAATATAAAAACATTATTAATAGACACGGCATTTGCCCACACAGATATTTGTATAAATGCTGTAAAACAACTTAGATCGTCTATCCCAAGCTATGTTCATATAATGATTGGAAATGTTTCTTCGTATGAATCATATAACGATTTAATGAATGCTGGTTCAGATTCTGTAAGAGTTGGAATTGGCGGCGGTGCAGCATGTAATACCAGATTTGCTACAGGGTTTGGAGTTCCAGTTCTTGGTTCAGTTATAGACGTGTATAATAATATTAACCCTAATGAAGTAAATGGATTGATTTCTGATGGAGCAATCAAGCAAACTGGGGATATAGCAAAGGCTTTAGCAGCAGGCGCAAGTGCGGTTATGATGGGATCAATGTTTGCAGGACATGAAGAGTGTGAAAATAATGAATTTAGAGGAACGGCATCTCTTAGTTTACAGTTAGACATAGTGGACAATAAACCAGAAGATGCAAGTCGTTTGCATGTCGAAGGAGTTCATGGCAAGGTAAAAGAAAAGGGTAGTGTTGAAAATACTATTAATCAAATGGTTAATAATTTAACAAGTGCAATGTCTTACTGTGGGTCTAATAACCTAAAGCATTTTCGTGAAAATTGCAAGTTTGTAATAGTATCCAGTCAATCGGTAAATGAATCGGCAACAAGAATTTAGGTTTAAGCATAATAAGTATTTTATTATGCTACAATTATATTTATAAAGGTAGGAAACATAATGAATTATCAGGACCCACAAGACCATTGGTTTAATAAAGACAGATCCGAGACATCATCTAACAGGTTGTCAGAAAGAAAAGTTAACGATATCATTACAACCACTAATCCTGGATTAGGGTTAAATATTTATCACAATGTCTTTTCAAAAGAAGATGCGGAAAGATATATTAAGGTTCTTGAAGATAATTTAACTAATGGAAATAAATATAGATGGTCAGAAGCTCAGGTAACAAATTCTCCAACTCCAATTAAAAAAGCTAGAGACTGCGTTGATTTTAAGTTTAAGCCAGAAAACCTTGGTCCTAGAAATGAGTTTAATGCCCCACTAATTGATTTGCATAATGAAATATATGCCAAGTTAAAATTCTGTATAGACGACTATGCTAGATATTGGGGAATCAATGTTGTTTATTATGAGGCGTTTAACTTTGTAAAATATGAAGGTGAAGGAAAACACTTTAGAATACATGCCGATCATGGTCCAGCATATAATTGCACAGTATCAGCAGTAATTTATATTAATGATGACTATGAAGGCGGAGAAATACAATTTCCAAGATTAGATAACCATATTCATACACCAAGGGTCGGGGACATTGCAGTATTCCCATCAAACTATATTTATGAACATGCATCATTACCAATGAAAGAGGGAACTAAATATTGTGTTGTTATAATGACAGATATAAATGAAATCGGTCATAAACAATGAAAATAATTTTTAGATCCTTTAGGCCTTGGCTAAAAAAAGATAGTAAATCTACTCCTTCAACAACACATTCCGTAATGCCAAAATGGTATAAGGAAGCTGACAGATTTGCTAAGATGCCAAATGGTGAATATTTTAAAGCTCCAAAACAAGTTTGCCCTTTTCCAAAAGAAGGAACAAAAGATGATTATGGAAAAATCCCAACCTGGAAAGCTTGTCCAGCAATTATGGATGGTTTTTCAACAGGATATGTATTAAAAACTCCATGCGATATAACATTTTTTAAAGATGCTCAAGGAAACATTGATGTTAAGGTATCAGAATTAAATTGTAGAGATTTTGTTTCTAGAAGACCTCCAATGCCACAATTTGAGCATCCAAAAGGATATTATAAATATCACTTTGCTTGGCAGCCAGACTGGGGCCTAGAAGTTCCAGAAGGATATAGCTGTGTGTATATGACACCAATGAACAGGTTTGATCTTCCATTTTTAAATACAACTGGAATAGTTGACAATGACAAGGTTTATTTGTCAGGAACATTTCCATTTTTTGTTGTAGATGGATACGAGGGAACAATTAAAGCTGGAACTCCATATATGCAAATAATTCCTTTTAAAAGAGAAAACTGGGAAAGTGAAATAGAACTGTTGTCTCAAAATGATATTTATGCTAAAATGAATGACAATATGAAAAAGTATAGGGTTCCCGACGGCGGGGTATACATAAAAGATGTTTGGTCAAGAAGAGAGTACAAATAATGCAAACATGGTCCAGTAAAGAAGAAGTGGCTACAGGAATTGTTGTTTATAGAGATGTTATAAAGCCAGAAATAGATGTTGTAAATAGACTTGATGCGGTATTAGGAGAGGTTGCTCCATGGGGGAAATTGTCTCCAGATGGGAAAAGATATCATTGGAATCCAGCTTACGTAGGATACCAACAACTTATGCCAGACTATAGAGATTGCGTTGACTTTAAGTTTAAAAAAACAGATATAGAGGCAGATAAAAGTGAAGACTCATTAAAACTGCAATCTTTATGGCAAGATGTATATGACGCACAAAATCCTGCAGTTGAGGATTATCGTAGAATGTTTAACATTATGCCATTGAAATATTGGGAAGCTTTTAATTTTATTAAATATGGTCCAGGTCAACATTTCCAAGAGCATCACGATCACGGGTATTCTTATAATTGTACAGTATCACTTGTTGCTTACCCGAACGATGATTACGAAGGTGGAGAGTTATTTTTTAGACTTCAAGGTTTAAATATAAAAGCAAAAGCGGGAGACCTGTATATATTCCCTTCTAATTTTATGTATCCCCATAGAGCAATGCCAGTAACTAGTGGAACCAAACATTCAATTGTTACAATGCTTGATTACAGCAAAAAATATCATACTCCAGACATGTATGATCCAAAATGGGATAATGAATAATGATAGATATATCAGTAGAGAAAATGCAAGGGTGTAAATTCAATATAGATCCTATGTCTATTAAAAGAAATTGGATGGATGTTACCGATGAAAAGCATGCCTACAGATGTTTCCCTGTAACACAAGCTAATGTTATAGGTTGGAATATATCTTGTAAGGAAGATGTAGTTTTTACTTGGGATGGAGTTAATGATCAAACGGATCAGCATGTGAAAATATCATCTCCAGAGGGAGCATATTCTGGAAGAGGACAGTCAACAATAAGCTTAAACACTGGTTTAGTTTTTAGAACTGATCCAGATGTTAGCATATGGACAATAAACCCAGTAAATTATTTTAATGATGATTTTGAAACAATGTCAAATTTAATAAGCACTTCTTTCTACGACAACCCTTTGCCACTAGCAATAAAAGCCAAAAAGGTAAATGTTGAAACTGTAATTAAAGCTGGCACCCCAATAGCTACAATAATACCAATATCATTGACTAATTTGAATAATTCTTCTATAGAAATTGTTCAATACAGAGACGATGATAGGTCTAGGCATAAATCTAACATGTCCTACGGAGAAGCCGCACAGGTTGTAAATACTTCTGGAAAGTGGACAGATTGGTACAGGGATGCTGTAGACGAAAACGGCAACTCCTTGGGTTCTCATGAAACTAAGACTTTGCGTTTGCTTGTAAAAGATAACACCAATTTGAATGGCATGGTATAATTAAATATGGAAATTGTAAACAAAGATATACACCTACACGCACCTAAATCAATAACCCCATCTGGATTTTTTGGATACAATAAAGATATGATTATTGAATTAGAAAACTTTATGACTGAAGAGGAAATAAATTTTCTTGAGTCAGCTGCAAAAAAAATCACGATCTGGGATTATACAGAAGACCACGTAAATGAAAATGGAACAGTCATATATGATTCAAGTTATTGGAAAGATAGAGTTTGCAGTGCTCCGTCATTAAATAAAAATGATCCAAATATTGTTCCTGTTATAGTAGGACTTTTTCAAAGATTACAGCCAATCATAGAAGATTTTTTTAAGGTAAAGGCCCAGCCAACTGGACAGACAATTGTTAGATGGCTACCTGGACAATTCCAAAGACCACATGCGGACAAAGAGTTACACGAAGGGCCAGACGCTGGACTATCAAACGACTTTCCTTGGTATGATTTAGCTAGCCTGTTTTATTTAAATGATGATTATGAAGGCGGAGAATTATATTTTCCTAATCAAGGAATTCAATTTAAGCCTAAAAGAGGGGCTGCTTACTTTTTCCCTGGAGACATGAATTATATTCACGGCGTAACAGAAATAAAGGGTAGCATAAGATACACCGTACCATTCTTTTGGACTATATTAGAACATACTGGAGAAGTTAAGCCAGATCCTGATAAAAAGTATTATAGAGTTTTAATAGACGGGGATAAAAATGTATAGCGAAGAAATATATCCTTACGTTATAGTTTATAACGGCGTACTTGAAGATGTTAATAAAATGTATAAAATTGCTAAAGATGTTGATGGTTCAGAAGAAGAAATATTTGAAAGTTGGAAACCTTGGTATGAATTTGGAGAAAAAATAGAAAGATTTGGAATAAATTTTAATCCACATGTAAGGGAAATGAAATTTGCTTGGGATCACGAGGAGCCTACAACCGATAGGGGGAGAGACCAAAAATATTTTATTTGTGAGCTAATTAAAGGTTTTCATAAAGTAAATAATGATTTTATTAATAGGTTTAGTTTAGATGTTGATATTACTCATGTTTCTAATCCAATAAACTCACTGTACTCAGAAACTTACAACTCCGAGCAATCTATAATTTCCGAAGTGAGTACCTGGAGATGGACTGGTCCAAGTCTATGTAAATATTTTAATGATGCAGGAAAAGGATTTCCATTAGCAATGAATTATCATTCTGATTTTATTAGAGAGCCTATTAAGACTCCAGGATATAAGTTTGCAATTACAACTACTACATACCTAAATGATGATTATGATGGTGGAGAAATTGAATTTATTATTAATAATAAAATATTTTCTTATAAGCCTAAAGCTGGAGACTTTTTAGTTTTTCCTTCAGGGCACCCAGAAATTCTTACAGAAGATGGAAAGGTATACCTACACGGAGTTACAAATAACTTAAACGGAGAAAAATATTTTACCAGAATGTATTGGCAAAAGTACGCTCTTGGGGATAAAGAATGGTTTGAGAACGAAGAAAAGTATGGCAGAGATAAGTGGATATCAATGCAAAAAGATATAATGTTAGAGTATAATGAAAAAGTTCAAAAGAAAAAAACAGATGATTTAGTGAGGATAAAATGATTGCAAAAGAATTGTATCCTTATATAATGCTTTATCAAGGTTTATTTGAAAATATAGATAAAAATATAGAAGTTATTAAAAAATCAATATCACAAGATACAGGCTTTTGGCAATGGTCAAAGTGGAGTAATTTTGGAAAATATGTCAAGCAATCACCTAGAATGATTAATATAAATTCAAATGGATATGATATTGTTTATAAAAAAAATAACTTAGAGGGTTTTGAAATTGAACAATATGACGTGGCATTAGAAATTGCAAAAAATGTATATTTAGCAGATACAGATTATATAAAAAGATATAATTTAGATGTTGATTTGAATAAGGCGCATGAAGATAAAAAAATATGGCAAGCTGGTTATCCACAACATTGTTATTATGATGTAACAAGTGAATCCAAAGGCAGTGCTGGACTAGAGGCATTTCAAAATAACCTTGCGATGACCTATCACTCTGATTACATAAGAGAGTCAATAAAAAGCCCAGGATATAAATTTGTTTTTAGTACTATCGTGTATCATAATGACGATTACGGTGGAGGAGAAATTGAGTTTTATGTAAATAGTAAACACATGAAGTATACTCCAAAGCGAGGAGACATATTAGTTTTTCCAGCGGGACACCCAGACTATCTTACTGAAAATGGAAAAGTTTTTCTACATGGAGTAAGGGCTGTCACAAAAAATGAAAGATATATATCCAGATCCCATTGGTTAAAATATGAAGAAGCATCAGATGAATGGCTAAATAAAGAAAAAGAGTTTGGCAGTTCTTGGCCTTCAGTATATGAAAATTTAAGTGCCGAGTATAGACTACGGAATCCTAATAAAGTAAAAATAGAAAAAGATGGAGTTGAAAAAATTGAACTTAAATAATAAAAATAGAATGACAAAGGACATAGTCCTTTATGAAAATTTTTTAACTGAAGAGCAGTGCGCTGCTTTAATAAAAGTTTTAGACAAGCAGGCCGACACAGAAAAGTTGTCATGGACTCCGATTTCTTTTTATGAGTCTTACTCATCAGTTTTGCCACAAGATGGAGATCCTGAAATTGAAGAGTTTGGATTGGAATCAGATATATTTTCTAAAATTAGACTTGGAATTATAGATGCAGTTGCTTCAGTTCATGGACTAGATTCTAAAAAAATAGTTCAGATTGGGTATCATACTCAAAAGTGGGAACCTGGAGCGTATGCAAGAATACATTCAGACAATACAGACGAAAAGGGGAACACTGGCCCATTTGCAAGAAGTAGATACGCAGCCTTCTTATATTTGAATGATAATTTTGAGGGTGGTATGCTTAAGTTTCCATCACAAGATATTAGCATACAGCCAAAGACTGGATTGCTAGCTGCATTTGATGGTGGATTTAATAATATGCATGAAGTAAGTATGATAACTTCAGGAGTTAGATACACTCTAGGATCTTTCTGGGACGATAGAGAAGAGTCAGACTATCCACAAGAGGTCAGAGATGCTTGGGCAGAAGAAATGAAAAAGATTAGAGATCAGCAGGCAGTAGAAAAGTCTGAGTGGCAGGATCTTCTTAAAGAAGGCTACAAGATTGATCCAAATGGTAATAAATATAAAATAGGAGATTGACATGGAAAAAGAAATACTAGAAGAAAACGTTTACTATTACAAGAATGTAATACCAGATCCAAACAAGTTTGTAGAAATGATTGATTCTACAGATAATGAGGAGTGGGGTAATTCAATTACTAAATGGAATGAATGGACAGCATGCAGTGGAGAAATGTATCTTTATGGAGCTCAAAAAACTGTAAATCCGTCTGATCAAGAAAGAGTAGTTAAGACAGTAGACAATAAAGCTGGATATATTTTTAATACAGTAATGGATGCCTTCTATGCTGTTTGTAAAGACTATGCCGAAGCTCATGGAGACTACGAATCTCCTATAAATTTCCCACTATTTGATATTAAGAAGTATAGCCCAGGAACTTATATGGGAGCACATTTTGATCAACAAGAAGGAGACACCAGGCTAAAGTACTCACTTGTGTTTTATTTAAACGATGACTACGAAGGCGGAGAACTTTCATTTACTATTGAGTCTCCAGACGCACCAATTATACAAGGCAAACCAGAAGAAGATTTTTCTGTAGCAAAAGACGGAGACAGGATTACTATAGCTATTAAGCCAGAGGCAGGTAGCGTTATTATATTCCCATCATCTCCACCATATCACCACACCGCACACTTAGTTAAGAGCGGATTTAAATATATGGTACCACTTCATTGGTATAGAACCATGGAGCCAGTAAACAATCCAACGATGTAAATATGAAAACCGCCATAGTTACTGGAGCTAGCAAAGGCGTAGGCTACGAAACAGTAAAGGTTTTATCCCAAAATGGATACAAGGTTATTGCTGTGTCACGTAACTTATCTAAATTGGCAGAAATTTCTTCTGATAGCATAGAGACGTACAACTTAGATATTACTGATGAGAAAGCCATTAAGGCATTCTATGAAAAGTATAAAGATATAACCTTAGATTTATTAGTAAATAATGCTGGCGGTGGAGCAGGACCAACCTATTTGATAAATGAAACTATGGAAAACTTTAGAAGAGCGTATGACATTAATGTTTCTGGACCCATGTATTTATCACAACTATTTGTACCATCAATGAAAAATTCTGAATCCCCTACTATTATTTTTGTAACCTCTTTGTGCGGAAAGGTCCCATATCGTGGAAGTGGAAATTATTCAAATGCTAAACGTGGAGAGATGGGGTTGATAGATACTATGAGAATGGAGTTTCCAGCGTATGGAATTAAGGTCACAGAAGTTTGTCCAGGAACAATAGATACTCAGTTAGAAAAAAAAGATAATGCTTTAACTGCTGCAGACATGGCTGAAACAATTAGGTGGGTAGGATCTTTACCTAAGCATGTAAATATAAATCATATAGAAATAAGTCATATAAATAATAATAAGTACAATTAGGAATCTATGAATATAAACAAAATACACGATGATGTTTATGAGGTAGAGAATTTTTTAACAGACTCAGAATTTGAAGAAGTTAAAAAGGTAATAAACGGGTTTTCTGAAGAAGACTGGAATAATGAAAAAATGAGAGTTGAAAATGAAATTTCAGATTTTTGGTTTGGTAAACAAATAGTTTTTAAAGAAAAAAATATATTTTCAGAAATAAATAAAAAAGCGGAATCCTTGTTTTCTTCTTATTCATATTATCCTTCTGGCATGATTTTGCAAAGGTATAAAAACGGAGACTTTATACATAGTCATGCTGACCAATGGAGAACCGATATAGATTATTATATTGGGTATGGACTATGCTTTTACTTTAATGATGACTATGAGGGTGGGGAGTTAAATTACCCTGACTTAGAAATTACCATAAAGCCAAAAGCTAATTCGCTATTTATACATGGAGGACATATAGTTCATGGCTCACTTCCAGTTCTCAGTGACGATATAAGGTATTTCAGCACTGTATTTGTAAGGGGCACAACAGAGTTGCCCACTAAGTTAAACCCAGAACTGTTTGCCTGATATAATAAAATAATGTCATACTATAGTGCGGTACTAAAAGATTCTCCAGTAGGGTTTTGGAAGCTGGATGAGTCTTCTGGAGTCACAGCTTATGACTCCTCTGGGTGTGGCAATAGTGCTACGTATTCTGGATCTATAAACTTAGTAGACATACCGCTTGTACCAAATGGAGCACATTGTAATAAGATAACAAACACCAATACAATATCTTTTCCAATAACAAAAGATTTTTCTGGTCAAGTTGGAGTGGGCGGATTTGGAATTGAAAAAACAGAAGACAATGATTTCTCATTAGAAGTTTGGTTCCATCCTAAAAATATTACAACTCTGACCCCTATATTTGCGGATCAAGATGGGGTGGGTATATATTGGGAAAAAGGAAACATTGTATTCAAATTAGAAAATGAAAGATTAGACTATGGTGTTCCATATAGAGATAAAGCATTCCATGTTGTTGCAGTATACGAATTAGATTCTATTAAATTATATATCGATTCAGAATTAGTTGCTAGTAAATATATAGGGCAGATAACTTTTACAAATGAATCCCTTGTTATAGAAAGTGGTCCATCAAATTCTTCAGAATATTTTTTAATAGATGCGCCAGCAATATATAGATATGCATTAAATATCAATAAAATAAAATCTCACTATCAGCACATTCCAACAAATACAAGTGTTCAAATAGTTAAAAGTAATTTTGGTCAATTGTTTAAATCTACATTGCAGCACCAAGAGCCTCCAGATCAATTTTCATGGCCAGCAGATAAACCATTTACTCTTTATGAAAATGACAATATTGGATTTAGAAGAGAAACAAATAGTTTGTATTTAAAGGGAGATTCTGGCACCTACTTTTTATCTTCTATATTCCCAGTCGGATACAAAAACTACGTGTCTTCAAAGATAGAGTGGTTTGGGACAGAGGGAATTTCAATATACTCATCTCTAGATTATGATGATGAAGATACAGTTTGGCAAGAGTGCACTAATGGATCAGTAATTCCAGGAATAGAGTTAGGTGAAACATTTTTAAACGAAAAACTTATTTACTTTAAAGTTGTTTTTGAAACTGATGATATAAATACCCATGTCCCAGAAATATACTATATGGGTGTGTATTTGTATGAAAATAAAAAATTGTTTTCGCACAATGGAAGATCTTTTATTTCTGTATCTGAGCCCTCATCTGGATCAAATTGGGACGTAGATTTTTCAAATAGAGAATACCAGATTATATCCAGAAATTATGACAACGGCATAAGATCACTTGGATCTGGATTTTATTTAGATACAGTAGATGATATTCGTTCGGTAGAAATGTTTGTTGTTCCAGATTCATTATCTTCTGGATACCTGTTTTACAACAAAACTTCTGGTCAGGAATATAGTTTATCGTGGGCGGCAGGAGGAGCAATATCCAAATCTAATATATCTGGACTTTACATAAATGGACAAGATATATCCTCAGCTACAAATATTTCACAATATATTAATATAGGTGAGCCAAATTATGTAATGATAAAAACATCTTCAGCCATAACTGGACAAATTTGGTTTAATACAAAATCAGATAATAATGTAAGATCAGGGTCATTGCCAAATAATTTATATAACATTATAGCAATTTATGAAGACCCTAATATTAATCATTTAACAAACTATAATTTTTATATAGGCGATGAGGTCGTCGTGGCAGATGATTCTGCATTTACCCTGACAGATACGGGTCCCAAGGCCTACGATTTTGACTGGGTAGTTTTGGATAACGCATAGTTTTGTCATTTTGATTGACAAAAAGCTGGACTTGAGGCAATGAAAGTGGTAAAATTAGGACATATGGAAATTAAAAAACTTGGCGCTAAATTTAAACAGGGCGAAACACGCCTTGGAACATATGTTTGGGAAATGCCAGATGGCAGGTGGATTGGCGATGATGAAGGCAATTTCTTGTCAATATTAGCAATGCGTGGGGATAGAGTTAAAATGAACATGCTTGCCGATGCAGTCAGACACTACGGAATAGATGTGGGGCAACCTTTATTTTTAGAAGGACGCAGAAAAATAGACGATGAAGAATTTGAACATCAAAAACAAAGATTAAATTGGGGTTTAACCCCAGACCCATTAGATATTGGTGTCTATAAGG